CTGCAGGCAAGATCGTTAAGGGCTTGCCCGTCAGGGGCGGTACGACTTCGCCCTCAGGTTTGTTCTGGTCGCTTGACTCGCTTATCCGCGTGAGCTACGCGCCCACAACGGTTGGCACAAGCACGATCTACTGGCGCTACGACATCGTGACGAGCCAGAGCTCGATCCTGTCATCATCGAGCGTCATTGAGTACGACGGCATGTTCTTTTGGTGCGGTGTTGACCGCTTCCTGATGTACAACGGCATCGTGAGCGAAATTGCTAACAACATGAATGTTAATTACTTCTTTGACAACATCAACTACGCGCAACGTCAGAAGGTTTGGGCAACAAAGATCCCTCGTTGGGGCGAAATCTGGTGGTTTTACCCCAAGGGCGACGCCACGGAGTGCACAGACGCGATCATCTTTAACGTGCGCGACAAAGTCTGGTACGACGCAGGCGAGGCGCTGGGCGCTAACCGTTCAGCGGGCACGTTCTCTGAGGTATTCCGTAAGCCAATCTGGGCGGGCACCGAGACCAACGCCTCGAACAAGTACACGCTCTGGCAGCACGAGACGGGTACAGATCTTGTGAACCTGAGCCAACAGAGTGCCATTCAGAGCTACTTTGAGACAGATAGCATTGGCTGGGTCAATGGTGGTCCGAACCAGAACGACCCCGTTGGCATGAACAACTACATCAGGCTCGAGCGCGTGGAGCCCGACTTTGTGCAGGCGGGTGACATGAACATGTACGTCACAGGCAAGGGCTACGCAACGGATGATGATCAAGTGAGCGCGGCTTACGTGTTCTCGCCCACGACGCTCAAGATTGACCTGCGCGAGCAGCGCCGGGAGATGCGCCTGCGCTTCGAGAGCAACGTGGTGAACGGCAACTATGAGTGCGGCCTGAACCTGCTCTCAGCAGACGTGGGCGACATGCGCAGCACAGGAAATCCGTAATGGTGACGTACGATCCTCGTGGGCAGACTTGGGATTCGTGGTGCTCGCTCATGGCTGAGTTGTTTGCACCGCAGCAATTGGGCACGATGCCCGAGGATAGATGGCGCGAGTGGGGCGATGCGATGGCGGGTAACGGATATTTTATGAGCTCAAACATCCCTGATAGCCGCACCTTTACTGACTGGAAGGATTGGGCGGCGTCACTTGTTGGCATTATGAGCATACAGCCATGAGCGATTGGTCACAGACAGTCAACGATATCTATCAGCAAGAGTTCGGCAGGCAGGCTGATGAGAGCGGCATGGCCAGCTTCACAGAGGCGCTCAACCAAGGCATGACTGGTGAGCAGATGCGCGAGGCGCTGCGCTCAAGCCCTGAGGGTCAGTCAATGGGTGCGCTACCTGTTGCTGACTCAGGGGGTGGCAACCCGCAGCCGGTTGTTGATCCGGGCTTTTATCAACAACCGAGCGACTCTAATCAGCAACCGGGCGGCTCTAACTGGACGCAAACAGTCAACGATATCTATCAGCAAGAGTTTGGTCGTCAAGCTGATCCGAGCGGTATGGCTACGTTCAGTAATCAGCTCAGTCAGGGCATGACGGGTGAGCAGATAAGAGCTCAACTCAGGTCAAGTCCTGAGGGTCAGTCTTACGGGCTGACACCTAGCACGGGTGGCGGTGCTTTACCTACCGCCCTTGACCCGAGTGCGGGCTGGGAGTGGCAGCCTGAGGTTTATGGTGAGAACGGCGTCGAAGCCCCTTACTGGCGTAACGTCAATACGGGCGACAGAAAAGAGGCGGGTGCGGTTGACGCCCCAAGGTCAGACGTTGTTGACCCTAGCGGCATTGCGCGACACTTAGGGCTTAACTACGAAGGCACGCCGACACAGTTTTATGACAACAGTGGCAACCTAAAGGGTGTCTTGGTTGACATGGTTGGGTACGGCGGCAACGGTCAATACATCCTTGACCCGATGTCACTTGGATTGGCGTTAAAACCCGGTGAAAAGCCAACCATCAATAGCGCAATTCAACAGCGCAATGAAAATGGCCAGTTATTGTTTATTGACCCTAATACGGGTGAAACAACGATTTACAACACGGGTGTGCCTGCGGTAACTGGGCAAACGGTTAAAGATCGGATGTACATCAACGACCCCGGTAATCGCGGCGGCATCATCCCCGCAGACGTTACGCAGGGCATGATTATGCTCGCGGCTGCAATGGCTACAGGCGGCGTGGGTGGCGCTTTGTTAGACGCTGCAGGGTTCGGTGCTGGTGCTGCAAGTGGTTTAGGTGCGGGCGCTGCCGCGGGTAGTGATATTGGTAGTTTTATTGCCGCTGACGCTGCTGCAGGCTTGGGTTCGGCTGGCGCAGGTCTTACGGCAGCAGACGCTGCCGCTCTAATGGGCGGCACGCTCTCTGATGCTGGTGCTGCCGCAACAATGGGCGGCACGGTTGCGGATGCAGGTATCAACTGGGGCGCTGCTGCTACTGCTGCTGCTAAGTCTGCCGCAATCAACGCGGCTGTGACTGCGGCTCAAGGTCGCGGGATTGGTGACATCCTGAAAGCAGGCGCTTTGGGCGCTGTTTCTGCCGGCGCAGGCGTTGCGGGTGCTGATTTCTTGGGCGGTGGCGCACTCGCTCAGATCGGCACGCAGACGGCCGTTGCAACAGCGATTGCAGCGGCAACGGGGAAAGACCCCGTACAAGCGGCGATTAGCGGTGCCTTAAGCGCCTCGGTTGCAAACCTCATTCCCGCGGGCACGGCAGACATACTGAACGGGGCGGGGATTACAGATCCAAGCATTCAGAAAGCTATTAACTCGGCCATCTCTAGCTCTGTCATCACGGCTATCAGGGGCGGCGACATCGGCACGGCTGCTCTCATGGGCGCGGTTAACTCGGGTCTATCAAGCGTCGCGGGCATGATCGGCGACACGCAAGTCGTCAAAGACTTGAAAGCTAGTTTGACAGATACGATCTCATCAACTGTTGACTCAATCAAGTACGAGATAGGCGCAACAAATGCTCAGGCATTGCCTGTTAGTGGCTCAAATCAACCTGTAGCTAGTGCGCCGTTAGATGCGGAAAATCAACCTGACGTAGTCAACAGCATCCTGCGGCAAGACGCTACGGATGCGATGAATCGTGGCTTACCTGCGACGCCGCCTTTGATCTCTCAAGCGACAGGTCAAAGCGATGCTGAGCTCATGGCGCAGGCACTGGCTAATTTTCAGCAAAATTCTACTGTTGGCGCACCTTTAGGCACGCTTGCTGGTGCGACTACTAGTGATGTGAATCCTGTCACCCTCGCCCCAAATAGATTTAGCTCTAGCGGACCAGTAAGCGTTAGCTGGAACGAGCCTGAAACGGTGAGTGATACCACCGCTGGCGGCTTTCTAGGCGAGTTTGGTGATTTAGCGCCATCACAAAGTAAGTTAGCTACATTTGGACAGGGCGTCGCTTCTGCGTTAGATAACACTGTTGGCGCTATTTTGCCTACTGTCACTCAGATGGCGTCTTATCTTGGCTTGCGAACAGCGGATCAAATAGCGGAATTGACAGCATCACTTATTGGCAAAAATTACCAAGCCAACCCAGAACTAATGCGTGAAATATCAAACAGGGTGGCTGAAGCAATCAGCAATCCAGTTGGCAAAGCATTTGGTGTGACCAACACTCCCGGTTACACAGGCGAGGCAAGTGGTCAGGCGTTGCGTTTTATCAGCGAGAATATAGACAAAGGTGCTGATTATTTATCGCAAAAGACTGGTTTGCCAGCAGGTGATATTCGGTTAATGACTGATGCGATTTTGATGCGACCGGGCACTGCGTTATCTACCCTTAGGGAAGCAGGCACGGCAGTCAAGGACGTTGGTCGTGGATATGAAGCTGCGGCTACAGGGATTATTGATCCAAACACTTCTGGCGCATACAACCTTGGCGCAACTGTTGCGGATCTAACGCGAGCGCCTGACACAAGCCTGTTGCGTGGCGAGAGTCCCACAAGGAACATCAATCTGGGCGAAATAATTGACGAGGCGCCGTCTTATGTGAGCCCTGAAAGATTGTCAGCGCCAACGCCTGCTTTGGGATACAGTCCAGCAGAAGTGGTTGCGCCCACTAGAGACGTTGCAAGCGTTTTTAATGATGCGTTTGCAGCGGCTGATCGAATCCCGACCTATGACGTGCCTGCGCTATCAAGAACAGAACCGTCTGTCGCAACGCAGCTTGCGCCTGAGTCTCGCAGTGCTTTGCCTACGACGTTTGCAGAGCCTGCAATTAAGCCTATTGATCTTGGTCCAAACCTTGATTCAAGCTCATTGGCTACGATTACTGAGCAAGCAAAAGTTGTTGACCAAAACTTGGGCAGTCGCACTGAGCCGCAATTGCAAGCTCAGAAGTCGCTTATTGACACCACAATCAAAACCTTTGCAGAAAACCAAGTTGATCCATCTGTTGCAAAATTTTGGAACGGTGCATTTGCAGAAGGCGCATATTCTAACAATGTGATCGAGGGTATTAAAAATACGTTTGACAATAAGTCTGCGCCGCCTGAGGTCATCTTAAAACAAGTCGATAAAGCAGTTGAGCCGCTTAGTGCTGACGAGCAACTGCCCGCTAAGCTAGAGATGCTCAGCAACGCATCAAAGCTCGGTATCACGCCTGCTGAGGCGATTAAGCTCGGGTTATTGAACAACAACGGCACAAAGACTGAGCTTGGTGAAAAGGTTTCCCCAACAATTGATACAGGAACCAAAACTAATACAGGCACCAAAACCGACAAGAAGTTTTGGGATGAGGTTATCCCGCCATTAGCTATTAAGCCACCAATTATTAAGCCGCCGATTATCAATCCGCCGCCACCAAGCATCAATCCGCCGCCGATTGTTAATCCCCCAATTCCGACGCCACCGAGCGTCAATCCCCCAATCGTCAACCCGCCGATTGACATCAACCCGCCAATCGTCAAACCACCGATTGTCAACCCTCCACCCTTAGTGCAGGCAGCGATCACGCCACCCAAAGTCTCAGCGCCTGCTACTACAATGACGCCATCGTATATGTATGGCTCGGGCACTCAGGGCACGACAATTGGGGCACTGCCCGGTAACCTACAAGCTACATTCCTGCAAGGTGCGAACGTGAAAGAATACAACCCCTTTGAGAACTACAACGTCTATCAGCAGCTAGGCTCGCCAGCCCCTATACACGCCGCACAGGGCGGGGGAGCTCTACAGCTCGCTCAGTTGCAGCAAGGTATCTCTGGCGTCGATCCAAGCCTCTATGGCGTGCTTCAAAAGCGGGCGACACCTAATTACTTCACCTACGGTCAAGACACGTCTGGCGGCAATCCTACGACGTTTGCGGGCAGCCAATTGATGGGCAAGCCAACGCCCGGCATCCCAGTAATCCCAACAGGTCAAAAAGCAGGCTCAGACTGGCTCTATCAGGGCTCGGGCACCAACCCCTTAGCTATGGCGGGTACTGGCATCGCTAACTTGCCCACAGGCACTATGGCTGAGGGTGGGCAGGCGCATGGTGGTGGCGAGGGCGAGCACATCCCAGAGTTCATCACAGGCGCGACTGGGCACTACGTCAGGGGTCGAGGCGACGGGCAGTCTGACGACATTCCTGCGATGCTTGCAGATGGCGAGTACGTGTTTGATGCCTCAACCGTTTCAACGCTTGGTAACGGCTCAAGCGACGCGGGTGCTAAGCTCTTAGACGCGTTTCGTGAGTCGCTACGAGATCATACAAGATCAGCACCCACTGATAAAATACCACCAAAAGCATCGCCTCTTGAGTATATGAAAGAAGCGCTCCAACATGTAGGAAGGAAATAATCATGGCTGACCCAACACTCACAGCTGCATCGCCGTTGACTGCTACGGCGGCAACGCCGGGCGCAACTTTTAACGCCGCGACGGGTCCTAATCTGACCGCCGCACCTAGTAACTATGTGACGCCGCCGCAGTTGGGCACGCCCTCTACGCCCTCGAGCGGCACGTTCACGCAGGGCGCGGCGCTGCCAAATATCACGACTACTCAGCAGCAAGCGACTGCGGCTCCTGCGTGGTACATGGATTACCTGAACAACTTGGCGGGCACAAGTACGCAAGCAGGTGCAAACGCTCAGTATATTGGTGCGCAACCTCTGCAGCAGCAAGCGTTTGAGCAGACAGCACAGAACGTGGGTAACTATCAGCCAAACCTGCAGGCCGCTAACGCGCTCACAATGAACGCTGCGACGACTGCTACGCCGAGCTTAGCGGGTCAGTACATGAACCCGTACCTGAGCAACGTCGTGGACGAGGCAGGTCGCTTAGGTCTGCAGAACATTCGCAACACGATCTCGCCTCAGGCAACCGCAGGTGCCGTGGGTAGCGGTCAGTTTGGCTCGACCCGTGGCGCTAACGTGCTCGGTCAGAACATCACAAGCGCCCTGCAGAATTTAGGCGGTCAGCAGCAAGGACTGCTTGCAAGCGGCTACCAGAACGCGATGACGCAAGCACAAGCTGACTTAGCGCGTCAGATGACTGGCGGCGCTCAGATTGGCGCTCTAGGCACAACAACGCAGAACTTGGGCATGGGTGACGTGAACGCGCTCAGCACGATGGGCGGTCAGCAGCAGCAGATGGCTCAGAATCAACAGTTGTTCCCGTTGCAGGTTGCAGCTCAGCAAGCAGCTTTGATGAAAGGGTTCACGATCCCAACGTCTGTGTCGTCTACCTATACGGGGCCGATACCGGGTGCATATCAATCTTCGCCGTTGCAGCAGCTTGGCTCGTTGGGTGCTGGCATTACTGGGCTATTTTCATCAGGTGTCGGGGGTAGCGCTGCACCGATTACAAATATTACTGATTGGCTAGGTAAAACTTTTGGTAGCGGCACTACACCAAATTCAATTTCAGTCCCGGCTGATATTAACTCTATTCCCGGTGGGACTATGGGCGGATTAAACCCCGGATACGATTAAATTTAAGGAATAAATCATGGTCACAGAAGTTAAAGGCGCGCCGTTGTCAGGTGGGGTGGTGGCACCTCCTATGGGCATTAGTGGTGATCAAGAAGCGCTTGCTAAATACAATGCTGCGATCGATGCTCAATTAAAAGCACTTGAAAATCGTGGCGGTACAAACTGGTTTCAGATCGCTGGCGCGTTAGCGAACCCGGGTCGCACTGGTAGCGCTGCAGAGGCGTTCGGCCGGGCCATGGATGTTGCGGGCCAACAACGTCAAGAGCAAGAAGCGCAAGCCATACCAATCGCTCAGATGCGCGCGCAATTGGCCGGCCAACAGTACCAAGTGGCTAAGCAAGCAAAAGGGCTAGAAATTGTTGGCAAGATATTTAACAAATCGCCCTCCGAAGCAATGGCAGGCCTGCAGCCCGCTAACGGCGGCATTGATCTTGCGTTGATGCCAAGGTTGGCACAAGCCCATGCAGCGCTTGTAAATGATCCTGAGTTGCGAAAGTTTGTTACTGAACAAATAGGGATGCAGGAAAAACTAATTGATACAGCCATTGCGTTACAAAAACAAGGCATGAGTGTATTTGAAATTGAAGACAGGATTCCGGGCGCTAAAGGGTTGTTTGGCCCTATTGGTGGTAACGCACCACGGCCCCCTGCAACAACCAACCCTAATCTGACTAGCGGCCCAGCACGCCCTGAACCACCATTACCTGCTGACCATGTGCCGATAGGCGCACCACCCGCGCGAGCTCCCGGTGAGGAGTCAGACTTCCACGGCACGACAACGCAACCTGTAGCCACTGCAGTGCCTGTGCCAGCTCCTACGGCGCCTGTTGCCCGGCCTGCTGCAACACCTGCACCTGCAGCAGCACCTACCCCTGCCGCTGCAAATGACGCAAATTCTTATACTGATCCTGTTACTAACATTACAACCGATTTAAGTCGGATGGCTCCTGCTAAAAGGCGTGAGTTTGAGTATGATCAAGAGGTTAAGAGGCAGGAACGCGCAAACGCTAATTTAAACCTTCGTGGTAAAGAAGCTGAACCAGTTCGCAAGGCTATTTTGGAATTTAGACCGGGTGTGACGGATCAAATTTCTTCAGACTTAACTGCTCTTGAAACTATTGCTAAACGTAATCCAAAAGTGTTCGATATTTTGCGCAATAACAATGATATCCGTGACATCGTAAATACAGCAATCAATCAAGGTATCCCGCTTGGAAGTTTTGGGTCGCTTCGTTTGCCGGTTGATGAGTACATCTTGGCCAGCATGAAAGACACCGAGCGTAGTGACTATCAACGTGCACGCATGATCTTGGCGCAGCAGTTCTTTGCCAGCGCAATGGCTAACAAAGCCGCTATCCCGGGCACCATCAGCAACAACGAAGACAAGTTACTACAGGCACCATTGGCAGGCATGACCGATACTGTGCAAACCGTTAGGGATTACATCAAACGCAGTCAAGTACAAAACGGGCATCGCGCTCAGATGTACAAAGCCTTCGCGGAGTTTGAACAAAAAAATAAAGGTGCAGGCCTTGAGGCATTCTTTGACCCTGACAATTCGCAATCACGATACCATCAAGTTAATACTCATTATGCTGACATGTATCGGACTGTTTTAGGGGAGCAATAATGGGATTACCTACCCTTGAAGAAACTTTAAACCCTCCTAAACGGGAAAGACCCGATACGACGGGATTGCCTTCGTTAGAAGAAACCATCGGTACAACGGCGAAGCCCGAGCCTAAGTTAAAAGAGTCTGCCTCGACTGATGATATCAGGGCTTACCTTGCCCCGACTGCGGCGGGCGCATCGGTTGGCGCGGCTAAGGAGCTGCTCCGCACACTCCGTAATAGGCCGGAAGCACCTTTTGGCCCACCGGGGCTTGCCTCGGCCCGTGACGCGGCATCGCAAGCGCAAACGGGTGTGACCACGGCTCTAAATAACTACCGCGCGCAACAACTCCCTTATTTCACCGCCACCGACATCGCTCACGCTAACCTCGGAGCCACCAGTGCTGCTGCTGAAGAGGCTGCTCAGCGGTTAGCCGCAGCACAGGCCGCTGCACGTCCTTTTGGCACACCTGTTGAGCGCACACCCGTTGTTAACTGGGCAACAGGTAAGAACACAAGCCAAGGCATGACGCCCTTGCTGACCTCTTTAGAAGCAAGCCTGCAGCCAAGCATGGAAGCGGCTTATGCACATAACAGGACCTTGCAAGCTGTACCGGGGTATCGAGCCGGTGAGCATTTTATGTTACCTGCCAATCTTGCCAACCAAGAAGTGCCGGCCATAAGAGCTTTACAAGCTGCACAGCAAGCGCATGACGAGGCGCAAGCTGCGCGTACAGCCGCGCAAGCGCACTGGTTAAGTTTGACCGGTAACGCGCCCCGTGAGTTTGCCCGCGCGCAGACCAATTACACCGCGGCGACTGGCGCTGCTGCACAGACGGCCGAAGAGCTTGCACGGCTTGAAGCCCAACGACCCGGGCCGCTTGCGCAGGTCGGCCGAGGCATCGCTAAGACACTTGGGCCCATATTGCCAATCGCGAGCGGTGCATTGGCCGGGCACGATATCGTCAAAGCCGTGGCCGAGACGCAAAAGCAGATGAAGGAAAAGAACCCCAACTACACCGAGGCCGCGATGGATGCGCTAAGCGGCACAGGTGGGGCGCTCATGCTGACTGGCAACCCATACGCGGTGGGTACAGGCGCCGTTATGAGCGCCATTCCTGCTGGGCGCTCGTTGGTTAATCAGTATTCCAAGGCGGTTACCCCGATGTTGGAGCGCGACCCGCGCAACGCTCGCTTTCTAATACCGTAGCCTGCTCCCACGCAGTCAGCCAGATGTTGTAGGGGTCCTCGAGCAAGTCATTGGCGTTGGCGTCGTCGAGCAGTTTGAGCCAGTCTTGGTATGCCTGTTCACATTCGTTCAAGGTATTTCTCCAGTTTGGTAAATTTATCAGCGCTTGGCTCGTACCTGCCCAAGAACCACGCGTACACCGCGGTGCGTGACACCTCTAGGTGATCGGCAATATCCACGATGCTCACGTCAAGCTCGATGGCCTTCATGGCCAAGCGTGTGAAGGGCGTGAAGGGCGTGTCGTTGATCTGCCTGATCAGTGATAGCGAGTAGCCTGCCACTACGAGCTCCCCTGCTCGGCGATCATCTTCTGCGCCATCTCGTTGGCCAACTGCGGGATTAAATCCCAAGGCACCTTGGCGGCCGTTATGAGGGCCTGCATCGCCATACCGGCGTACAGTTTAACTAGGTCGTCGTCATTCATCGTGATTCCAAAAAATAATAGGTGTGTCTTCACCGTGGTAACCGCCCTCGATGTTGAAGTCGCAGTACTCGCGTGCCTCGCCCTGCGGCATGTCTCGCATGAGCAGCTTGATGATCTTCTCGCCGTCGTAGACTGCCCGGGTGACACGGTTACCGTCCGGTTGCCATACATCAGCGGCACCAACTAGGGCGCTTTCAAGCCCGTCAAATGTTTTCATCGCTCACCTCAATAAGTTTCTGTAGGTAGTGCTGCGCCTTCTTCAGGTCCTCAACGCCGCCCTTGTCCTTCCACCGGCTGACGTACTTCACGATGTTGCCCTCTAGATAGCCCAAGTTGTTGGCGATGATGAAGTCCCACGGCTGTATGGCCTTGACTGCGTAGTGCGAGCCGCCTACTTGTTGCGCGTTGGCGCGTATTGCTGCGCCTATTTGCGCAATACCTTTTAACTCTTGCTCGTTCAGTTCCATGTCGGACCCCTTAACCATGCCGCTGCTTCGTTAGCCTATCGCGGATCTGCGTTGCGAGCTGCTCGAGCGCCACGTCCAGCACCATCGGCACGTCCACACCATCGAGCCCCTTGCGCATCACGTCAACGAGCTTGGCGCATTCGTCGCGCTCGATTGAAATCGCGGTCTTGGTGGTGTTGATCGCGATCTGCATGATCTCGGCCCGGGCAATTGCAAGGGCGTTATCAAACTCCTCCTGCGTGAACAGCGTGGCACCTGTGCCGCGTGCAAAGAACTTCTTTTGGAAATCGGTTAATTCTTTCATTTAAATAGCCATTTTAAGTAGATGATAAATACGCACCATGCGCCGTAGAACCATAGTGCCCATTCGGGTAGATCAGCAGGGATGTTCATGGCCTGCGCAACGCGTCGGCAAATTTCACAAGCTCAATCATGCCCTCGTGCGACATCAACCCCACCCAGTCGTCGCCCTCTTTTTTAAAGGAGATGTCTATCAGGTGGGTGCCCTCGGTTGCGTAGATGGGCAAAAGAATATGTTTGGTTTTATTGTCATGCCACGCTATCTTTGACTTTATGATCAGCTCTTGGTCAGTCATTCTTTTCCCCTAGTTTCATTGTGTAGTCTTGATGCTCAAACCGTGCCGTTGCTTGATACCCCATCATCTTGTCTGCCAATTCAAACGCTCTTGGTATTGCAACCTCATCCCACGTTTGACCTTCGGGTATCTGCATCTGCCAGTCCCCCGCGCACATTCCTGCAAGTATCTGCGTTGCTATCTCTAAGCGTGTCATGTGTTCTTCTCCTTGAGTATTTGCTCTGCTTTTTTAATATCAACCAACCCGCCACGCTCACAATCAAGTATGCCCTTAATCTCTTCATCCGTCAGCCCGACCCACTGGCGTTTAGGCGCACGAACCTGTACGGTTAATTCTTTGATTGCTTCGTCATAGCCATAACCAATCACTTGGTTTGCCGCCTCACGCACAACGTCTTCCATCTGCGCCACTAGGCGTTTTTTGAGTTCTTCCTGCATCTGCCATTGAAGTGATGGTATTAAAATTGATAGCAGATCATCTGCCTTTGACTTGCCTGATTTAAACAGACCCATGATTCTTCTCCTTTAGTTTGGCTGAAATACCCCACGCAAAATGCAAGCTGCAATAGTCGCCGTTGTCTCGCAGCTTTTTATCAAAGTCATTGATCTCCTCATCCGTCAACCCGACCCATTCTTTGCGTGGTGGTGCGGTGTAGAGCGGAAATACCTCAGGATCAGCATTATGCGGTTCATAGATGTGAAAAAAAACGCCTTTTCTCAAATAAAAGTAACCGACAGGCTCTTGCTCAGGCT